GCGATTGACAAACCAGTTGTGACTACCACGCACCCGGATAATAAAAGTAGTAAAGTTGACAAAATAATTAGTATGACACAATGACGTTTAGCCATTATCTTCACTTTCTATTCCCCACTCTACATAAGTTCTGATTACTTCAGACACACTGACACCTTCAAGCTCTGCTTTGCTTGCAATATGGTCAAACGTGTCTTGTTCAAAACCACATATTATTCTACGCAGTCTACGTTTACCTTCTATATGTCCCTTTGCCACATCAGTTCTCCACGGTAAAGGTAAATTCAACCGCTGGACCTTGTTGTACAAAGTCCACAAGTTTCTTCTGTTCTTTTGTAAGAACATCAATAACGACCCACATTTCTGGATCATGTCCATTATCACTTTCTCGTAGCCACTCCTCAAAGTCTGCATCGTACCAAGAGAGAGCATGTTTTTGCCACACATTAAACATACCATCTGCACGTTCTTTGATTTCTGTTGTAACACCATTGACGATCATTTGTACTTCCTTTCTCTGTACAGATTAAGATAAAATCTTTGTTTACGATATAGATAGCTATCTAGTCTTGATACCTTTCTGCCCACAAACAGATAAAAGCGGTATAGGGAAAAATAATAGTTAATCAACATAATTAACTCCAGTTGACAAATCGATCCCATAGGGTATACTATCCTACAAGTCCTTGTCAACCAAAAAAAATAGTTGGAAAAACAATGGGTTATCGAAGAGTGCAAAAAGACTTGCAGCGCCAAAAGAAAAGACGTAATCTTTCGGCGGCAAGCCTGTCTGATCCTATGTTTCGTAAGCGTGTTGTGGAATCAAAGAAGATAAAACATAAACGTAGACGATTGACAAAAGATCAGATTGACAAAATCTATAATGAGACCGAACAGGAAACGTGATATGAATATCTTCTATCTAGACAAAGACCCTGTACGTGCTGCTGAATATCATTGTGATAAACACGTTGTAAAAATGATACTAGAGTCAGCACAGATGTTATGTACAGCGCACAGACTTCTTAGTGGTGAAGATTATTCCAGTGATAGAGGTTTGTATAAACTTGCATATAAAAACCATCCTAGCACAAAATGGGCTAGAGAATCGTATGTGCAATACAGATGGCTGTACAATCTGTATGAAAAACTGTTAACAGAATACACAAAAAGGTACGGTAAAATACATGCATGTGAAAGACTACGTGCAGAGCTAGAACTGTGTCCTACAGACATAGAGACTAAACCTTTCACTGAACCACCTCAATGTATGCCTGATGAATACAAAATAAAAGGTAATTCCGTGATGGCGTATCGTCATTACTACAGAGGAGAAAAAGCAGACTTTGCAAAATGGCAATATTCTGAAGCTCCGTGGTGGTGGGAAAACCCTAACGAGTTGGTGATATGATAAAAAAAACAATGACAGCGATTGCTGCTGTATTAAGTATAAACTCTACAGCTTATGCAGAAGAGACTGATGAATTAAGTTGTCTTGTAGAAGCTGTATACCATGAGGCTCGTTCTGAGTCTTTTATAGGTCAGCTATCTGTAGCTAATGTAATCCTAGAACGTGTAAACCTTGAATACTTTCCTGACACTATATGTAAAGTTGTACACTCTGGAAAAAGATGGAAAGGAAAAATGATAAAACATAAATGTGCATTTAGCTATTATTGTGATGGTAAGAAAGAATGGAACTCTGTGGATAAAAAAGCATTAAACACAGCTTTTGACGTAGCTTCTTTAGCTATGAAAGGAGTGGTGGTTTTGTCTACACTAGGAGCCACACACTACCATGCAAGCTACGTAAGTCCAAAGTGGCTATTTGAAATGAAAAAGATTGAACAGATAGGTACGCACATATTCTATATGGACATGAGGTAACAATGAAAATATACACAAGCGATGCAGACTTTGAATCTCTACACATTGCTGTAGATCAAGCACGTAAAAACGCAAAAGCAGTAAAAGTAACTAGACAGGCACTTATGAATATGCTTATGGATCATGCAAACTTTATTGGTAAAATAAAATCATCTGGTGAAACTGTGGAGTACCCTCAAAATGAGTGAAGACTTTGTTACTATGAATATTACTTCTAAAATGAGAGACAGTGCGTCTGATAAATCAAAAGAATTAGGTGTGCTTAAACACTCTATAGCAAAAGGTAAAGGTAACATGTATGGCTTCTTAGGTGAAGCTATGTTTAAAAAATATGCTTCTCCATTTTATGAAGTAGACGTACACAACACGTACGATTATGATTTTGTAGTTGACAAAAATATACGTATCGACGTTAAAACAAAGTCTACAAGTGTTACGCCAAAAGGTGAGTATGATTGTACCATTGCTGCATATAACACAAAACAAAAGTGCGATGCTTATGTATTTTGTAGAGTTTTACACAGCTTTGACAAAGGTTTTATACTTGGCGGTGTGGGTAAAGAACAATTCTTTGATACAGCTAAGTTTTGGAAGAAGGGAACCATAGACCCCTCAAACGGATATCAGGTAAAAGCAGATTGTTATAATATAAAAATAAATGAACTACAAACGGTGAAGGAGTTGATAGAAGAATGTATGAAAAACAACTAGAGTTTCCTTTTATGAAAAAAGAAGGCGATTACGAGGTAAAAATAGAGTACAGAGGTTTCTCATACCGTGGTCATAAAAGGATGCATTTAAATGAACAATCGGGTTTGTACAGGTTTGTGTATGTACATACTTTAATAGGCCCGAACAAGGAAGAGGTCTCTTACAAAAAGGGTAGACAGGACCAATATGAAAGTGCTATAGATTTCCAAGAGTACATAGATGACCTCATAGAGGTAGCTCCTCCCCTTTGACCCACATACCCCTCGTCATTACTAGTACCTTTTTTAACAGGAATAAACGATGACACGCTATGTTATTGATATCGAAGCAGATAGTTTAGACGCTACTCATATTTGGGTTGCTTGTATTTGCGATGTGGATAACGATAAAGATATACGCTCGTTTCGAGATGCTGCGTCTTTTGTCGCTGCTGTTGATTTAGAAAAGGATACGTTCATTGCTCACAATGGTATTGACTTTGATTTCCCGGTTCTGGAGAAGCTTTGGCACCTTGAGATTAAAAATAAAGTTGACACTCTTGTACTATCCAGACTTTTTAATCCTGACCGTTCTGGTGGGCATAGTCTTGGCGCATGGGGCGAGCGTCTTGGTTATGGAAAGATAGATTTTAATAAATTTGATGCGTACTCTGAGGAGATGCGTGAGTACTGTGAACAAGACGTATACATCACAGTACAATTATATAAACACCTTTTACAAGAGGGTGTAGATTTTTCACAACAAAGTATAGAGTTAGAGCATGCTATCGCTGACATTATTTCCCGCCAATCAAGGTACGGCTTTTACTTGGATCAAAAGAAAGCTGTGGACCTGCTTGTTGAAACTCAATCTAAAGCAGACACAATTAAAGCGAACATCAAAAAGTACTTCGCACCAAAAGTAAAAGTCTTACGGACTGATCTGCCAAAGTACACAAAGAATGGCGACATATCCAAAGTAGGTCTACGCCAGTTTCAGTACAACGATATCGGTGGACCCTTTTGGTCTATCGACTTTGAGGAGTTTAATCCTGCATCACACAAACAAGTAGTAGAGCGCATGGATAAGGCTGGCTGGAAACCCACAGAGTTTACACCAAAAGGCGCACCGAAAGTATCAGAAGCCAATCTAGCGACACTGCCTGACACCGCACCAGAACCTGCAAAGAAGTTATCTGAATGGAAGATGCTTGAGACACGTTGGAAAACTGTAGAGTCTTGGCTAAATGCGTTAGGCAACGATGGTCGTGTACATGGTAAAGTATTTACTCTAGGTGCAGTTACTGGTCGCATGACACATGCTGATCCTAACATGGCAAACATCGTTGCTGTATATAAACCATATGGTAAGCAAAGTAGAGAGTGTTGGACTGTGCCAAGCAACGACTACCGTATCTGCGGCATGGACGCTCAAGGTTTAGAACTTCGTATGCTTGCTCACTACATGCAAGACGATGCGTACGCTGAAGAGGTTGTGAACGGTGATCCGCACACTGTGACTATGCAAGCTTTGGATATAGATGACAGAGCTTTGGCAAAGACGTTTATCTATGCATTTTTGTATGGTGCCAGCCCTTCTAAGTTAGGCTCCATACTTAACCTAAGTCAGTCACAGGGTGGTGTTATACGCCAGCGGTTTCTAAACAACATGCCTAGCTTACAAAACCTTTTAGCGCGTGTAGAGCAAGTTTCAGATCGTGGATACATTCGAGGTATCGACGGGCGTAGACTGTTTAAACACCCTTTTACAAGGTGGTGGTGCTATACTGTGTAAACAGTGGTCTATTTGCATGGACAAAGCCATCGAAAAAGAGCGTCTACGCGCTAAATTAGTAAATACTATTCACGATGAGCTACAGTTTGAAGTTCATCAACAAGATGCGGAGCGAGTAGCAGAACTGGCACAGTCCTCTATTCGCGAAGCAGGGCATCTGTTGAAGTTACGTGTTCAGATGGATGCTGAAGCAAAGATCGGATTTTCTTGGGCCGACACACATTAGGGTGTTGACACAGGAGATCGGATCGTCTAAAACGACTACATTAACTCTTATCAAGAAGGAAGGAATATCTCCATGATTGTATATGGTACAGCTTTTTACCCTAATTTGTTTCAACCAAACCAAATGTCCAATAAGTTTGAAATGAACATTGGACAGTTGGATAAGGATGCTATCCGTGATTTGACCGGAGCAGGTCTTGAAGTTAAGACAGGCGAAGGCAAAAAGGAAGATCACGGTGATTTTATTACGGCAAAGTCAGGACGACGTATTCGTGTCGTAGACGCTGCTGGTAATCCGTGGGATGAAACCCGCGCTATCGGTAATGGAAGTAAAGTAAAAGCTTCTATTAATCCTTATAATTGGACTTATAAAAATAAGTCAGGTGTAGGTGCTGGACTTAATCAAGTTATGGTTTTGGAATGGGTCCAGTATGAAGGTAATGAAGACCTTGAGCCAGAGCCAGATTATG